CAAGACACAAAGATAAAGGTGGAGTAGAAGATATACGTAAAGCAATACACTATCTAGAAATACTTCTGGAGCGTATGGTCAATGAAAATAGTTGAAGGTAACTTTGGAAGCAAAGAAAACAACGACATAAAAACCTCTGAGTTTCTTGCGTTGTTATCAGCACGTAGTTTATGCTACGAGGAAGAAGAAAGACCTATCAAGTGTGTTGTTATTATGTATGAAGACGGAGAGGTATTTGAAGTCACAGCTACAGAACAATACCCTGATGGTGTGTACTTACTTCTAGGTTTGGCACAGGCAGCAATCATAAACGAAACTTTAGGAATAACTTAATGGATGCATATCAACAGTACATACACAAGTCACGCTACGCACGCTACAATGCAGAAGAACAACGTCGAGAGACATGGGAAGAAACAGTTAATCGTTATGTTAACTATTGGGTAGACAAAGCAGATCTTAATGACTTTGAAGTATCTGAAATCTTCAAGGCTATACATGACTTAGATGTAATGCCCAGCATGAGGGCATTGATGACAGCGGGTGAAGCACTAGACCGTGACAACGTAGCAGGTTTTAACTGTAGCTACTTACCTATTGATCACCCTAAAGCATTCGATGAGATGATGTACATTCTCATGTGCGGCACAGGTGTAGGCTTTAGTGTTGAGAGACAGTACATAGCCAAGCTACCTGAAGTTGCGGAGAAGTTTCATGAAACAGACACAGTTATTAATGTTGCGGATTCAAAGATCGGATGGGCGAAATCGTTTAGGGAACTGGTATCATTGTTGTATTCAGGTCAAATTCCCCAATGGGACGTTAGCAGAGTACGACGTGCAGGTGCCACACTTAAAACTTTCGGAGGTCGTGCAAGTGGCCCAGAACCTCTCATCGAACTATTCAAATTCACGTCCGGGTTGTTTCAAGGATCTGCTGGACGAAGGCTTACATCCATTGAATGCCACGATCTTTGCTGCAAGATCGCACAAATCGTAGTAGTAGGAGGAGTAAGACGATCAGCACTCATATCACTATCTAACCTGTCGGATGACAGGCTACGCAGAGCTAAGACAGGTGAGTGGTATCATGCTAACCCACAACGTGCACTCTCTAACAACTCTGCTTGCTACACAGAAACACCTGACTTTATTGCTTACTTAGAAGAATGGAAAAGTTTATATGAATCCTTCTCAGGAGAACGAGGTTTCTTCAGCAGAGTTGCTAGTCAAAAACAAGCTGAAAGGAATGGCAGACGAGATGCTACCTACGATTTTGGAACTAATCCATGTAGTGAGATCATCCTCAGACCCAACCAGTTCTGCAATCTATCAGAAGTTGTTGTCAGGCCAGACGATACGCTCGCTAGTCTCAAACGAAAGGTACGCATTGCGGCTATCCTTGGAACTCTACAAGCTACCCTCACAGACTTTAGATACTTAAGGAGTATTTGGAAGACAAACACAGAGGAAGAAGCTTTACTAGGTGTATCACTAACAGGTATCATGGATCACCATTTACTATCAGGACGAGGGGACAATGCAAAGCTTAAGAAGTGGCTCACAGACATGCGAGAGGAAGCAATTGAGACTAACAAGCGGTGGGCTAAGAGACTTAACATTAATCCCTCTACAGCTATTACTGCGATTAAGCCTAGCGGTACTGTTAGTCAGTTGGTCGATAGTGCTTCTGGTATCCATCCTCGCTATAGCGAACAATATATACGAACAGTTAGAGCAGATTCTCGTGACCCTCTTTGCGCTGTCTTAGAGGCTGCTGGTGTCCCTGTAGAGACAGATGTAAACAGTGCTAGTACTAAGGTATTCAGCTTCCCTATCGCCTCACCAGAGGGCGCTGTGACAGCCTCAGATATGGGTGCAATAGAACAGTTGGATTTGTGGGAGTTGTATCAGGACTACTGGTGTGAGCACAAGCCATCAATGACTTGCTACTATAGGGATCATGAGTTCTTAGAGGTAGGACAATGGCTGTGGAACAAGTTCGATAAGGTATCAGGTGTTAGCTTCTTGCCCTACTCAGACCATGCATTCCAACAGGCTCCCTATCAACCCATTGATAAGAAAACCTACAAGCAAGCAGTAAAAGACTTCCCCACTGAGATCAACTGGGACATCAACGAGGAGTCTGATATGACTGAAGGTAGTCAAGAACTAGCCTGCACAGGTAACAACTGTGAGATATAAATTAATAGTAGCTATGATTATGTTGTTACCAGCCTGTACCGTAGTAACTACTTCTGATGCTGAGTGGGAGTGGCCTCAAGACATAAAGAATATAGAGTAACCGTTAGACTTACCTACGTCCTCTGGCTTATCTTTAGAGTCATGGGGCGTAGGTATTCCTTCAGCTTGCATCTTCTTGATACGCTCTTTAGAACGCTGACACATACTGTGATAGTCAATAGAAGTATAAGATACTGTGTGTTTGTCGTTGTCTTTCATTCGTCTGTTAACCCCTTTATAGTTTTACCAATAATAGGTAATGACTCAAGTGATTCATTTGGTATAAGATCTGGAACCTCTCCCGCCATTAAAGCACGAGCTACATCGGCTGTGTCTTCAAGCACTGCAGCAGGAAAAGTTGCACCTACAGGCGGCAACATATTATTCATAAACGCTGTAGCAGGATCACTCATAAATTTGTCGTACCCATAATCGTTAGCTCCCATAGCACCAAAGGTAAATACAGAACCTATTTGGTACAGAGCACCTATAGCTGCCTGCTCTGGGTCAGGAGCTTCACCCTTAATAACCTGCCTACCTTCATTAACAAGACCATAACCACCACCAGATAATATAATGTATCTCATTGCATTTTCTAAGGCTTGTTTCTTGTTACCATCTCTCCATTCTTTAAAGATTCTACGTTCCATCAAATCAAACTGCTTGATTGCAAAACCTTTTAACATATAAAACAAACGAGCATTGGGATTAGCTAAACCAAAAGCAGTCTGTGCTGCTGCGTTAATAGGTTGTAATCTAAACAAGTCAAACATAACAAGATCACGCACTAGCTCACTCTTTGTGTTGCCAGCAGCTATGTCTCTTTTTAATTGATCTATCTCAGGCTTACTAAAACTGTATTGCCATTTATTATCAAAAGAATTATCGGCTATATCTTGTCTTGCTTTACGAAAAGAAGCACCCATAATACGGCTCTTACCAAACTGATCTAGTTTAGAAAACCCTGACCACTTCATAGACCACTCTAACAAGGACTCACTAGCTTGTGCTGCATTTTCTAAAAACTTGTTACCACTAATGCGATCACCTAACAATTTCTGGTCTGTACCTTTTCTAGCTTTACGTACAAACTCACCAAAAACTTGTCTTGCTAGTCCCATATCTTCAGGACTAAAAGCAATATCTCCTTTGTTAAACACAGCGCTTAATACGTTACGCAGACCTAATTCAAACGAGGCATTAAACAAGTCATGCACGTTCATCAAAGCGCCATATGGATTAGCAATAGTACCTACGTAGCCAAGACTACGTATTAACTCTAACTCATGCGACATTCCCTTGTTAGCGTTTATACCAAGATCGTCAATAATTTGTTTAGCATTACTAATCTGTACATCAGACAAGCCTTCACGCTTAAGAGCTTCTTCAATAATACGATCATCAAACAACTTAAAAGAACCGGATTCCTTTGCTGCTGTCTGCTCTAAAGTTTTCTTTCCTTTAGCTACAAGAGGCTTACCGACAGTACGAAAACCAAGTTGCTTGCCTAATTCCATACGTGTTAATGTCTGGCGTTGCCATCTCCAATGAGAATCAAAAATATTTTCATATTCTTTTTGTTCTGCTACATCTTTACCGGCATTTATTTTACGCCACTCCTGCATAGAAGGACGTTGAATATCTTTAGAAGCTGCATCTTCTGATTTAGCTTGGGCTTTTTGTCTAAAAGAACGGAGACTAAAATCATCAGCAGTAGACGTTACGTTAGAGTGCATCCACAAACGAGATAAATCACCAGCAGTTACCTCTCTACGATAACGCTTAGAAAACTCAAGGTTGTCTTCAAAGAACTGATTAAGTCTATCCTCTGATCCTTTACCAATTTTACCCCTTGCTATGTTTATTGCAGCTTTAAGACGTTTTTCTCTAAATTCTTGAGACAAACGTGAGTTCATTACATCTAACAAAGCATCATTAAACTTTACGTTGTCTTGTGCTAACTCACGAAAAGGCTCCATACCTTTCCACATTTTATCTAATACAGTTTGACCACGAACAACACGATTCATTCCTCGTATAATACGCTCAGAAAAAGACTTACCTACTGTTTCTTCAGCTAGTGTAGCTAGAGGAGAAGCCAACCTACGTAACTTTACAATAGTGCTTTGTGCTTGTGGTATTGTTGTATTAACATCTTTCATAAGACGACCAGTAGTCATGTCTACTAAGTCTTGTCTTAAAAAAGACAACTCATCTAAGTTTTCAAATTGTTCGTTAAGTTTTTCCCTTAAAATTTTTATGTCTTTATTAGAGTTATAGACCTTATTAAACTGTTTCATGTTTACGCCCATATCAATAGCGTAATCACGCATACGTGTTAACATGCTTCCCAAGTCAGAAGGTAGTGCTCCTTGTCTACCTACTGTGTCTCCTAAATATTCTACTTCACGCATAAGTAATTGCGTAGCTAACTCATCATTACTTAACTCAGCAGTAGGTCTAGTTACCTTAGCTTCTTGTAAAAGTTGTTCTTGTAAATTAACTTTTTGTTTGTTAAGTTCATCAACAGAATCAACTTGACGACCTAGTTGGGGATCAAAAATACTGTCAAAAATACGACCAACAATAGCACCGCCTGCTCCGTAGTACATACCTTTTTCAAGTCTGTCTGCTGTGTCCTCACCAATACCAAGACCATAAGCACCGGCTTCTAATCCACCAGCTACAGCAGAAGATGTTACGCCCAGCGCACGTAGAGAATTAATAATACCTAAACTTGTTGGAAGAGCACCAGCTACTTCGCCGTACAAAGCAGTGCGAGGACTAAGTTGAGAAAACTCATCCATTTCTTTACGTATACGTTTAAGTGCTACATCATACTCTTCACCAGACGCAAGAGCTTCTATTTCTTCACCAAAACCTAAAGCAAAACCTTGTGCCGCTACTCTTAAACCACCTTTAATATCTCTAGCTTGCCTTGCTTTTTTGTTAGCAAAGTATGTTTCAACAGGATCTTCAGGAACTGATACACTACCTAGTTCTATTTTTTCTACTCTGCCTCTATTTAAATACTTTTCTACGGGATCAATAACAGGAGCAACAGTAGGTACAGGTTGCATAGCTGCCATTTGTGTAGACAACAAGTCCGATTCTATTCTAGGCATTGAGCCAACAGCACGTTCAAGATAAGTAGCAACAGGATCAGGCTCCATAGCTTTCATTTGAGTTGATGCTAATTCAGACTCAAGACGAGAAGTACTTCTAGAAGGAACAGACACAGGTTCACGTTGTGGTACAGTAATTTCTGTTAAGCGTTGATCCATTGAAGTTGTGTAGTCAGTGTACGGAGCAGGTACTTCTTTTTGAGCACGTTGAGGAACAATAACATTGTTAAGATATTTCTCTACAGGGTCTATTTCTACCTTGGGTTCAGGTATAGGAACTTGCCCACGTTTTGTAGGTATAATAGGTTCAAGAACTCTTTTAGCATCTACTCGTACTTCTTGTAAAGTATCTTCAAGTTTTTTACGATCTATTTCGTTAGGAAACGTAGCTTCATAATCAGTAAGTTCTTCTAATTTACGTTGAGATGCTTCTTCATCTTTAATTCTTAAATCACCTAACTTAGTTGATTCAGAACCTTTGGTAGTAACGTCTTCATCTGTAATTTTTAAGCCGCCTAGCCTGATAGATTCAATAGGTTTACTTTCTAAATTTTTAGGCGTTGGTATATCTTCAGAAAAAGAAACAACTACTTGATCTTTTACTTCTGCAAATTTTTCATTGCTTCGTTTTAAAGTAGGCTGATCTGTTCTGTCTGTATGATGATGATCTAAGTATAGGTCTTGACCTGCATCCCAATTACCCTTGGCAAGAGAAACGAGCAACTTGTCAGTGCCTATACCCTCTTTGTTTTTTTGAGGACGTTGTTGTAAATCAAAAAATATTAAACGTCTAACTTGATCTTCAGATAAATCAGAAGGATCTCTGTCTTTATCTTTAAGCGCATCAGTCATCCATTTTTCAGGCTCTTTACCTTGTTGCTTAGAAACACGAATTGCTCTCCTAAGCATAACAGGATAAGAACCTTTCAATATTTGATATGGTCCTCTAGCAGAAGAAGAACGATTATATGTATTCCACCCGCCGCTAGACTCAATTTCTTTTACTGTATCAAACCAAAGATCAAAATTAGGCGCTGCTTGATAGGGATCAATACCAAGTTTTTCCATTGTCCCCACCACAGTAGGATCATTTAACCATGTAGGAAGATCACCTGACGCAGTAGGTACTGTTTTTGCTTCAACTTCAGCCATTAGTTATTGTTTCCTTGAAGGAGGACCACCGGGAAAAGAAGTAAGAACAGCGCTTCCAACATCGCCTAGTCCTTGTATAGCTTCAAGGGGTGTCACAGGGTCTTGGCCTCTAGTAACTTCTGGTAACTGAGTATAAGGAGAAGAACCAAACTGTTCTTGTCTTGCACGTTCACGTATAGCGCTTACACTTCCTTGTCCTCTTCTAGCTTCTGCTTCTAATTGATTTAATCTAAGTACTGCATCTTCTCTAGATAGTTGTTCTCTTTCCATAAGAGCAACAATAGCTGCTTCTTTTTCTGCTGCCTCTTGCTCTCTTTCTGCTTTATTAAGTTGTCTTCCTTCTTCAAGACGAGGATCTATTTCTCTTTCTTCTCCTAGTAAATCAATAGCAGTTTTAACAGCTACTTGAGGATCTACGTCTGGATTCTTTTCTATTTCTTGAGCGACAAAAGAATAAAAGTCCTCTGACATATCGTCATCATTGCTAATACGGCTTACTACTTCTAGTAAATCTTCACCGTATACCCACTCAGAAATACTATCTTCCTCTAACAAACGATCTACCATTTTTTCTGCTTGAGCGTTAAGTCTATCTTTACTACGATTTACTGTTGCTTGTCTTGTATATTCATTATCAACAACAGAACGTATAGCGGTAGCAGCACTATTTAGCTCACCCTGAGTTATTGTTTGATTAGGATCTTTTTTACGGGCAAACACATCAAGAGCAGCTTGAACCTGTGGATTATTTTTTAACTCAGGGTTAGCATTTAATATTTTCATGTGTCCTGTAGGTAACACACCTTTGCTTATCATAGTCTGATGATTATCGCGTACCTCTCTTAAACCTGTAACTTCACGTATCAATGCGTTTTTCTCTCTGTCAGAAAATCCTTGCGGATCATTTTTACTAGATGGTAAATTATCTACGTAAGCTACAACATCTGTTACGTCTCTAGAAGCAGCAAGAGCATTAGCAAAACTGTCTATTCTTCTTTCTGACGAAGTTTCAAGTAATGTATCTACTTCTTGTATACGTTTACCTCCTAAACCTACAAACTTAGTAGGATCAGATTGCATAGTACTAGTAGCTAACTCCATTATTTGTTGTTGCGTTTCTTTTATAAAATTAGGATCTACAGATGTTTGCATTTGTTGCATAAGACCTGCAATGTCATTAGCACCTTGTGTTCTTATAGTTGTTTGAAGTTGTTTAGCAGCAGCAGTGTATGCATTAGACTTTCCTGTGTCTCCTCGTCTAGCAGCTTCCATTGCTAATTGTTGAAGTTGATTAATTCTAGACATAGCAGAAGAACCTCCAGACCCACTTGCACCAGAAGTAAGCTGTTTAAATTGTTCTGCTTCTTGCTGTCTTCTAGGAAAACTACCAGCACCTTGAGCAGCAGTAAACAAACCCTGCTGATACGTAGGATTCATTAACCCTTGTATAAACGATTCTCCAAACCTAGCCATTATGTATCTACTCCTAGTGCGCCTGATAACAATCCAGTACCAACAGTACCAAACAAGTTAGCTTGTCCTTGTGCTGCTGCTAAACGAGCTTGAAGCCCTGTCATAGACCCTTCACCAAATAAGCCAGCACCATACAACTGACCTCGTTGTTCCATCTCAAGAGGTGTCATACCTAGCTGTGCTACGTTCATAAGTTGTGCTTGTGGTATGTACGATCCTGTTAATGCACCCAAGGCAAGTTGTTGTTGTGCTTGTTGTGCCGCCATATCCTGCATAGACAACTGACTACCAAGTCCTGCAAACTGTGCACCAAGACCTGCCTGTTGTGCTTGTAGTCCACCAGCAAGCTGTGCCATCTGACCTGCTTGTCCAGCCGCTGTAGCTGCTCTGCCTAGACCCTCAGACTGCAACTGAGATTCAATCTGCTGTGCGCTGAGTCCAAGCTGTGACAACTGTGCTGCACGTTGTTGTGCTGCTGACTGAAGCTGACTAGAAAGTCCTGCCTGTTGACCAAACAAACCACCAAACGTCTGAGCCTCACCAACGGCCTGCTGACGCTCTGACTGTGCTTGCTGTATAGCGGCAAGTGACGCTCTGTTCTGTGCTTCTTCTTGTGCTTGAGCCAAAGCAAACTGTTCTGGCGCACCACCAAACATGGCTGTACGTACACCTAAGCGTCCCTGTTGAGCCATACGCTCTTCTAATGCAAGACGTTGACGTTCTTCTTCAGGACGCTGTGTAGCCCTTATACGCTCAAATACGTCAGCTTCTCGTCCTGCTGTGTCCTGCAAAGCTCTACCTGCAGTTTGACTTGCAAGTTGAGTGTACTGCTGTCTCAAAGCTTCTACATCAGAAGGAGCCTGAGTATCTAAACCAGCCATTCCTAAATTAAGTGCTTGTTGTCCAAACTGACCTATAGCTGGACTAGGTTGTTGATTTAACATACCACCTACTTGCCCTGCAAACTGCCCACGCAAAAGATTAAGGTCTGCTGGTTGTTGTGCCGCAGCACCCATGAACTGACCACCTAGTCCAAAAGCTTGCTGTGCTGCCTGTTGTCTTTGTGCTTCACCGTATGGCCCAGTAAACAAGGCAGTTTCTGCTTGCCCTTGTAGCATGTCTTGGATAAACTGTTCTTGCATCCCTAAATTTAGTTGGGCTGTAGACCCTCCAAAACCCGGAACAGGAGTTTGTTGACCTCGCACACCGGCTGTACCTGCTAATGGTGTACCAGCAAAAGGATCAACACTAGTTTTCTGAGAACGGTAAGGATCAAAACCCGGAGTAGGCTGTCCCGGAAAAGTTCCCGGCTGCGGATCACCACCATTACCACCACCACCACCTGCTGGAGGTACAATAGTAGTAGGAGGAACATAAGGAGCAGAATAAGAAGGGGAGGGAGCAGGATTAAAACCAAACTGACCGCCCGTAGTAGACCTTACAGTAAACGGCTGGAATTGTGATTGTTGTAATCCTTGCTGTGCAATAACATTTGCACCTGCTTGTGACTCATCACCAATATCACCAAGACGATCATAAGCATCTTTTAGTGCAAGAAGTCCAGCGCCTCCTAATGCAATGTTTCCTGCATTGTTTCCAATACCTTGACCTAAATTACCAAAAAAACCTGATACTGCACTGCCTATTCCTGATGTAATAGGATGCCACCATGTGTGTGCCATTAGTAAGTCCCTCCGTCAATCGTGCCTGTAGACAGAGTACCCGTAAGCGTCAACGCTGGGATCGTTACAGTGCCTGTGAATGTAGGAGAAGCTATGTTAGCTTTAGTTGCAATCGCCGTTGATATAGCGGTGAACTCAGTGTCAAACTCACTACCACGAATAACTTTACCACTATCCCCAGAAGGTAAACTGTCCTTAGCAGTAAAGTTTGTTGTCTTTGTATAGTCGCTCATACTGTTTTACCCATTAGTGCTAATACGTTAATTTCTTGGAGGGATAAAGCAGACCCGTCAATGTCAGCTTCTAGTCCTATTGTAATAATACTTCCGTTACCTGTTGCTTGAACAGAGTTTCTAGTTGTAAGCTCACCACCAGTAAACTCACCGATAGCAAACTCATCAACACCAAAGTACGCAGGTACTTGGTTTCCTACAGTAAACTCGTAAGTTTTAAAATCCGTAGCTAGATCGTAAGCCCACTTCATAAACACTGTTGCACCAGCAGCACCAACCAAAGTAGGTCTTAGCTTCTTTAGTAACTTTGTTTTAGCAGGATCACCAAACGTCAAACCCGGACTGTAGTACCTAAAGCGGTACGCTGTTGTGTTATCTACGTAACCTGAGTACGTCCCTAGTCCGTCGCTTGTTCCTATGTACAACGTACCGTCAGTTTTAACTTCAAATGACTTGTGTGGAATAGAAGTCCACCGTGTAACTCTGTACGCTCCGTTCTCAAGTCTACCTTTTAAATCAAAGCAGTACGCTGTGAGTTGATCTGGAAACGTAATAATGTAAAAAGAGTTCTCAGGGCTGTACACAGACGCTGTAGGTAACGTCCTGTTGTTAATCAAACTAATAATCTCAGTCTTTACATTCAGGCTCAGATCAGATATAGGCAGTGACTTTTCTTGAATAGTACGTCCTAAACTCCTGAGTCCTGTGTTAGACATAAACAAAACATCTGTGCCAATGTGCTGAACAGAGTTTCTACAGATGCACCCAACACCCGCTACTGTGTCTACAAGAGCCATACTAGCTGGACTAGAGGCACCTCCGTACACAAGTATGCTGTGCTTGCCAAAGATAATTAGAGTGTTATTGTGTGCAGCTAACGCCCTAACTTCATCGTATCCATCAGGCCAAGCCTTAGATACATCTATAGAACCACTGGAGCCACCAGTAAAGTCTGCTCCAATTAAAAGATCAGACCAGTAAATTGTCTGTGTGTCTGTTGCGTTATCCACAACCCACAGGCGTCCGTAAGCCGCTAAAGCCTCGTGACACTTCAGGGTTGCGGCAGTAGCACCACCGTTAGCTACAGTAAACGTGCGTAATCCCGTAGCGTTGTCATATACCAGAGGGTCGTAGCCACGTTGAAAAAAGTAAGCCTTATCGTTAAAGTTTACTATCTTCCAGTTGTTAGCCGTGATAGTGTACGAACCGGGGGTAGCATCAGTCAGGGTAGTTGTCCCTGTCATGATCTTATTGTTACCAGCAGTAAAAACTACCTCGTTACCCGCATCATCGTAGAAGTAATGAATCTTGTGTACGTAGTCAGTACCTAACTCAGTCTTGTTAGTAGTAACAACATCAATACCCTTACGTGCAGCAATACGTCCACGCTTGTCAATCACAGCGTTGTCAGCAACGTCAGCGTAAGAAGGATCCTGTGCAATAGGAGAGTCTTCTGTGTTGACTCCTTTAAACGCAGGAGCAACTAAGTTGATGCTTTGTAG